CTTATAGAGATTTTAAGTCTCTTGTCTTAGTTTGACCTTAATATCTAGATTATGCACCTAGGATATTGTCAACTCTGAACAGTCTGTAGTATTGGTTAGTTTTAACCGCAGCCAAACCATCAGCAGGTGTTGCACCTACGAATGGGTTTGATACCATACCGTAACGAGTTTTAAAGCCAATTCTTGGTTGGAAGCTGTCTTCTGCAACCGCACGTACCATTGTTAGTGGGACATATGGGCAATAGAATAGACCAGCATCGTAAGGGTTTGTACCTTTATATCCAACGTTGATGTAATCAGTAGTTGAATACGGGTCAATGTAAACCCTTGTTCTTCCGTTAAGAGTACCAGCGAATGTGTTACCTGTGTCATCAACATTTAGTGTAGTTGACATTGCAGGTGAATAGTCTAACATTCCTGATGCAGCAAGTGCAGAAGCAACATCTGAAGAACAGATAATAAAGTTACCTTTACCTCTACGTGTTTCTTTTGCAATTACGTTAGCTTCTCTCTCGATTTGAAGAATTAGGCCTTTAAACTTCTCAACTGACCAACGGCCATCTGCGTCTGTTTGTACATCGAAGATACCATTAACAGCTGTGTTAGTTTGAAGAGCACCAGTTTTAGCTTGTGAGTTAATTGTTCTAACAACTTCCCTGTTTATTTCAGCAAGAATTTCAGTTGATAGAATATTTGCTAACTCAGTTTCAGCATCTAGACCATGGATAGCTTTTAAGTCTTGAGCTAATTCCATTGTGTACTCTGCTTTTAGAGCTCTACTTTTTGCTGTTACAGTTGATTTCTCAATAGTGAAACCCATGTTAGCAATAGCATTTGATGCAGAATCACCTAGTGCTTCAGCAGAGTCAGTTGTTAGACCCTTAGCTGCTAGAGCAGTGACACGAGCATCATCAGCAGTAGAGTCAGAGTCCATATTGGCAGCTGACAGACCAGAACCATCAGATGGTTGTGCTGGGTCTACTTGTGTTCCTGAGAAACGTGTATCGGCTTCGTTGTAGAGTGCTTCTGTTGCACCAGTTGTACCTTGGGTATAACGTGATTTCATTGCAAAGATTAAACCTGTTGGACCTGTCATTGGTTGTACACCGCAGATATCGTATGCCATTAAATTAGGCATAGCACGTCTTACAAGTGAAATCAATACTGGATTCCAGTTTGCAGATGAATCGTTATGGGTAGCAGGACGGGATTCTGATAAGAATCCTGAGTACTGGGCAGCCTCTTCACGCATAGCCACTTCTTGGTTTTCCAGAATAGCAGCTGTTACTGCTTTTCTGTGGTAGTCTTTAATAGTACCAGCAGACTCTTCGTTAAGAACTGGGGCCCATTTTTCTACCAATCTATCGTAAGATAATGGTGTTTGTGACATTATTTGACTTCCTTATTGTTGTTTTGTCTGCTTTTTAATAGCAGAAATGTATTGTGCCATAACATCAGATGTTTCGACTTCATCATCATATGATTCATCGATATCGTCAGTTTTTGACTCAGTTACTTTTTTAGAGAAATGTGATTCTTTAACTATTGAAACCTTTTTAGTAAAAGTTTCTTCGTTTTCAAAATCAATATCCTCGACTAATTTCTTTAGCTTTTCTACTTGAGTGTCTGCCAAGTCTTTTGAAGCTTCACGAATGATTGCTTCTTTTTGGAAAACTTCAAGTTGTTCAGCCATTTGAATTGCTTTAGCAGTTGTTGAATTTAGTTTTTCTTCTAATTCATCAACAGTGCCAGATAGCTCGTCAACTAGGTCTACTTTGGATTCTGGAACATCGATGTAGGACTCTGTGAATAAGTCTTTTAGACTTGTCATAAAGTTTTCTGCAATTTCTGTTCTTAAACCTTGTTGTATTGCAACTTGGTTTTCGGTCATCCAGTTTTCAACTACGTAGTTTAAATAGTTGTCGACCTTTTCAACTAGGTCAGCTTTAGTTGCATCAACTTCTGCTGTTACTTCCTCGTTGTATTTTTCTTCCAGGCGGTCAATCTCATCAGATAGTTTTGATTTGATTGCGGCTTCAAAGATTACAGCTGCTTTATCTTTAATTCTTCAGATAAAGTTGCCTCGTTGCTAATCAGTGCATTTAAATCTCCTGAAAAATCAGCTTTATAGTTAATTGCTGGTTCTTCGTCTGTTGATTCATGCTGAACACTCTCCATTTTGTATTGATTTGTATGGTATGTATTCATAAGTTTCTTCATCTCTCTTGTAGACATGCCGTTCATCTTACTATACATTGCATTAATCATACCTGCTTTTGTACCAGGTAATTTTGAAGGTTCTGCATTTGCTGCATCACTAGCACCACCAGGTGTGCTTCTCTTTGGAGCTGAGCCTGTAGCATCTGATGCTGCATCAACCGTATCGACTGATTTTTCTTCTGCATCTTTTGTAGGAGCTTCAGCTTCTGCAAGTTTTGTTGTTGATTCCATAGCATCGTTCTCAACTTCTACTTCTTCTGACTGAGCGTCTACTTGATTCTCGATTATTTCTTTTTCAGACATAATCCGCTCCTTATATTTTAGATTTGAGTAACGAGAGGAAATTTTTAAACTCACGTACCTCTGTATCATAAAGGTTCGCTTTACTAGCTTTTTTAATTTCGGTCTCAATTTGTTCAATTTGTCTAGCTTCAATAATACCGTTATTCCATACCCATTCTACGCCTTCCATAACTCCATTTACAAATGCTGATGGAGCAGATGGGTCTTGCACAATGTCTACTGCGTTAAGAATAAAGTCGTCTTTGACGACCATTGCGTTATTATTTCTTTCTAAACTTCCCATACCACGAGTTGAAACACCTAATTTGACACCGCCATCAAGAAGTCCTTTTACAATTTCCCCCATTGGTGTAGTCAAAATAGTTGCCTTGCCCATAACATCATTTCCCTCAAACTTGAGAGATTCAA